TGTGTTCTGATCGCTGAAAGCGTATCCGATTTCACCGGGGGCGTAGACGGGAGTAGGCGCATTAGTTTTATCGGGAGTCCCCTGCGGCATGTAGGGGCTCATGATGCGCCTGTAAACTTGTTGTGCCATTTCTATATTCTCCTTAGTGTAATGGTTACAGTGCCCCTATTAGGACTGGAAGTTAAAGCCGTAAGTCACATATCCAGGTAGGATGGACCAGTTATGAGCAAGTAATACCTTGCCCACGAGACGAGTGTTGCCAGCCGAGGGAATGAAACCGTCATCATCGAGAGAACCGTCAAAGGGTTTCTGACGGCTGGTCCGGTATTTCACCATCGGCTTGCGGATGTTCTCAAACCAGATGGTTTCGCCAAACACGCCAGTACCACCGCTCCCACCAGTGCCGCCCACACCATCACCGTACATGGCAGAAGGAGCCGGATAGTTGGTTGAGGTGCTGCCAGTCGCATAGTTTAACATGCGGACTGCGACTCGATCATTGGAGCCGTTGGTTGCGCCTGCACCAGCCGTGGTGGGATTGATAGGGGTAACGCCATTGGCCGGGTTCATCAGATAGGAGCCAGGAGCATAACGGCTGGCCAAGATGGTAGCGCCATTGTACTCCAGCCCACGGAAGCCAGCTTTACCGACAGTCACATTGGTGAACCGTTGCTGAGTCTGGTAGTTATTGCGGATGAATCCAAACCCGGTCGGGGTGGTGGTGATGACGTTGCACTCGTACTTGCCGCTACCAAAGTTCACACTCTGGTACATCTTCTCCATGATCGGCAGGGTGATCTGTTGGCCAAGGAAGTTGTAGGGAGCGGGGGACACCATACGGCCACCGTACAGGCTTCGGGTTAACGTGCCGTAGATAGGGTAGGTGTTGCCATCCCAGCCAGAACTGATTCCATCACTGGAGGCTTCCAAGAGGCCGTTGGGGAACTTGATGAAGTTGGCCGATTGACCCTGGAGATAACGCTGTAGAGCAGTCTGCGCTCCAAGCTGGATGAAGGCCGCATCCACACGTTCCGTCACCAAGTTGATGACAGCCAGAGGGTCACCGCTCACGTTGAAGACACGGATGTCTTCCTTGTAGAACGGGATCATGATCGTGTTGAACTTGGGTTGGAACTGGAGGGCTTGTTCGATCTGCCGTTGGTCAGCGGGTAGATCCTGACCCTTGCTGTAGGGTCCACCATCCTGAACATCGTACTCGATGTTATCGTTCCAGTTCAGTCCGCCCCCGATTTCCTCATGGCACTCGTCGCCAATCATGGACATCGAGGGGTCATGGTTGAATACCATGTCACGCAACCCAGGACTTGTATCGATATACCTGCGAGTCGTGACAGTAAGTTGAGTTGCGATATCCGGCATCTTATAACTCCTGTGTAATGGTTACACCTACTGCTTGGTCGTGGGATACTCCCCCGATAAATAAGTCTGTAAAAGATCATTGCGCATAGCAGATTTGTCAAACTTATCCACATCAGCCTTGCTGCGCATACTGAGAGAGCTTGGGGTCATGTCAGCCCCACCGGGGAACTGAGTGCTAACCTGCCGCTTCTGAAGCTCCTCAGCTACCCTTCGATCGATCTCAGCTTTTGTGCTGGCCTCTGCTGCCTTGTCCCGCTCTGGCTTGTCCCACTCATCGTAGGCCGCTTCCATATTTCCCTGGAACTTATCCTGAGCAGTCTTAGCCAAATCATTGAAGGGGATCATGGTCTTGCGGCCAGCAAGACTGTGCTTCTGCATGATCGCATTACTCTGGAATAGAGCATTAGCTAAACGGTCAGCATACTGGGTCTTGAAACGGTCATCCAGCAGCCGCTCTGTTTCTTCTTTGGTTGGGGCTTGTGGGGGGGTGGTAGTGGTAGTGGTGGTGGTGGTGGGGGCATCCAACTTGCCGTACTTGGCCTCATATTTGGCATAGTCCTCTTGCAGTTTCTGGACGGCAGTAATGTTCTTGTCGTACCACTCCTTATAGGCCCGAGTGCCTAGCTTGCCTTCGCCAGCCCCTTCAAGTTCTGTCTTGAGAGCAGCCTCACGAGTTACTAACTCGTTGTACTCTTTTTCTGCCTTAACTGCGGCAACCTTTGATTTGACGGCATCACGTTGAATAGCGGCGATAACAGGAGCAGCTTGTTCTGCTGTGAGTCCATCGGTGAGCATTGCAATGAGTTCTGATGTGTCCATGTCACATTCCTAATGGTTGAATTGGTTGGGGGGGTGGAGGTGCCCCTCCTCCCGGCTGCATCATCTGTTGCGCTGCCATAGGCAGCAGTGACGTTGCTAAGGCCACGATCTGGCCGCAAGGCTGCTCTGCTCCAGGGATAGTGCCGCTCTGCACGATGGTCTTACAAGCGGCTAGAATCTGATCCACAGCCATCTTGATGGGCGCAATCCCAGACAGCATTGCTGCCATGGGATCACCGGGAGCTTGCCCCTGACCCCCACCAGAGAGGTTAGGAAGAGGCGGCAGAGGAGCAGCCCCCGGTCCCGTTCCTGGAGCGGATGGTGCCATTACTTTTTAAAGGGTCCTTCCAGAGAGCCCTTACCCTTCATCTTCTTGCCGAGGGTAGCGCCAAATCCCTTTTCCTTCTTACCCATGCCGCCCACTTTGTGGTGCTTACCACCCATGTGCTTCATGTGTTCCTCATGCTTGGCCATTACGGTATCACTCCTTTGCCCCGCAATTTAGATAAACTCTCAGCCTTAGTACTCGACTTGCCCAGTTTCCCAGGAGATCCGGGTAGCTTCTTGGTAAACAAACGGCGGGCTCCAAGTACCCGTGGGGCTGGTGAAGCCTTACCCCGGATGCCCTGTTGCCCGCCCGAATCGCCCGCTGTAACTGAACTGTCGTACGCCACTGATGTAATCATTACACTTACCCCTAGACTATGCAACTAAAAGATTAGCTAAGTCTATGATTCTAAAGGGTAGTTGTAAAATAGTTGTACGTTAGTGGCCCTAAGTACTACTGCGTCATGATAGTAGGACCGTTGGCCGTCTCTCCCATGCTGGGCGGGGCTTGGTCACTGGCCTTTCTACCCTGAGTATTAGCCATCATCCCTATACCGAGGCTGGCCTGTAGCTGTAGCCGTCCAATCTCATCAGGTGGCACATTCAATCCGGGGGGCGCAAAGTTGCCAATACCCATCTTATCCATGAGAGTGAACACACTAATGTAGCCCATCTTGGCCAGAAGGAAGTACTTCATTAACTCCTGCTGGGCCGCACTGTTAAGCAGACTGGACGGGTCATATTTAACATAGAAGCTAGCCAGCATCATCTTAGCCCGGTTGTACAAGTTGGGCGGATTGTCAGCACCCAGACTATCTAGTGTCCCAGCTATATCCGCAGGGTCACCATCCGGTATATTGTCCGGTATCATGGTGTGCGGCCAGTAATCAAAGTCCTCAGCGGTTGCACCCTTGGGACCGAACATGGCCACCCGCTTAGATAGAGAGTCGAACTCTAGAGAACAGAACAGATAGTGCTCCGCTAGCTCAGTGTAAGCAGCCTCAAGGATACGGGATCTCAGCCTAATGCCAGGGGTCATGGCCTTCATGATCGTGTCGATAGTATCATCAGAGGGTATCTGGCCCAGCCCAGCCATGACACTGGGATCAGCGGTGCCCCCTATCTTGTTCATCTTCTCCTCACACCACTTGATGATTTCAAAGATGGTCTGATCGAGGGGCGGGGGTGGTACCACTTGGATACCCTTACCACTGGCCATATTGGTTCTAATCTTCATGCCCGGTTCCCGAGTATTGGCCTTAGCCATTTCAGACTTAGACACGTTGCGGTCACCAATCATAGCTGGCTGGGCAACTTGTTGGCAGTGGTCATCAATCACCCGGAGGTTAGCGTTGATGCTGTTATTGAGCGGGATGCAGTCCCACAGGGGAGCCTTGCCAAACCAGCTATTGGGCCACGGGTTGAGAGTGAACTTAATCAGAGGGTACTTGGCACTCCAGTAGGGGCTGGGGCCATCATACATAAGGACGCCATTGCCCCAGATAATCATGCGGTGAAATGGGTACAAAGCCTGACCGGGCTTAACCTCATAGGACCATGGGTTCTGGGGCTGCATGACACCCTGACTATCCCGTGCCCACTTGCCCATCCTAACCGGGATGTTCTTATCGTTCTTACGGTTATCCCTCAGATACATAGTGTTGACAAAGACCGTAGGTGTGCCCACAATATCCTTGTCACCCTTAGACTTCTTGGAGAGTGGCCCACCCCTCTCACCCGGCCCATCTATAATACGCTTCATCCAGCCGAAGAAGCGGCCAACCACCCCAGCATCGGGAGCTACGATCTTACCAAACTCCTCTCTCACCCACTCGGGCGTACGTGGCCGTCTGACAATGATACCCGCACAGGTCTGCACCGAGTGATAGTCTGTGGGGTCAATAGGGAATACGTTGCGGGGGTCCTCTGCCTCCAACATCATATCGTCGATGCGTCGGGAGTAGTAGAGGTGGGCAAAGCCAGTTCCACCAAAGGTATAGTACCGGATCACATCCCCGATACGAAGGCCAATATTGTGCTTGTTATACCAAGCCTCAGCCTTCTTATTGGTCAGGTCACAGATATGCTCATACTTCTCATTGTTGCTGCCATACTTCCAGAAGTACCGGGTATCCGTGAGCATGGCCACAATGTCTTCAGCTTGCTTGGCTAGAAGGTTGGCACGAGTGGCAGAGAGAGGACTGACAGAGGGGACGTATGAGGACTGAGAGGCTTTCTCATATGAGAACAATTCATCAAGAGCTATCTGGATCTTATCGTAACCAACTTGGCTCTCAACAAACTTGATGCCCCGCTGTAACCGCTCGTCACACCACTGCAATATGGAGTAGTCGAGGGTACCGGGCTTGGCCTCATCTGTCTCTAGAGGTGGGAGATCGTAGTATTCCGGCATGACGTATACAGAATACCATATTTAAGTGGAGTGTAATGGTTACAGTGGGGAGCCGCCGCTCAAAGCCACTCCCCACTGGTGACCGGAGGACCCGGCCTTGGACACGGACAATTCTATTATACTACAGTTATCGTCAAAGTGAAGTCAGTAACTGAGTTATCAGAAACCGTCACTGTATCATTCTTGACGATGGTATCTACTGTAACGATTACAATAACCGTTCCAGCTTTAAGAGCCTGACCACTAGCACTCATCCCATCTGATGCCGGGGTAAGAGACAGAATGGTCGAATCTGAAGTGGTGTAAATCGGAGGGTTCTTTGGAGTTGTCGGTGTGCTACCAGCTACAATGTTGCTAACCGTAGCGGTTACTGTCTGTCCTATATTGGCAGATGCCATGGGTTCTCCTTCTACTGTTATGGTTAGATTGAAGTCAGTGACGGGACATTTGCAGCAGAGACATCTCCATCTACAGATGCATCTGTCAATGAACCGTAAGATGTCCTCAATTGTGATGTGCTCAATGATGACCATCTTAGTACTATTATACCAGCTTATCAGCCCCAGTCCAAGGGCCTGAAGCGAACGCATCAGCCATATCCTGTACTATTTCTTTCATTACATTTGGATCACGTTTGTATGGGACTGGATCGTGGCACATGATCTCATTCCCACCGTTATAGTTAGTGGCCTCATGAATAGAGCCTGACTCTCTCTCCCAGTCAGTCATCCGCATGATCTCTTTACGTTCAAATCCCTGCCGTTCATACACTTTAGGCATGGGCATGTCCGCTCTAGGAGGAGTCTTATGCTCTCCGGTAACCGGGTTGTAGTAGACGACAGCTCTTTCGGACACATGAACTTGGGCATGTCTCTCAAATCGTGGGGCATCGCAGTGACACCTATTCACACTTCCATCATTCCGGTGACCCTTTGGACACCACCACACTACACTAGTCGGCCTCATACTAGTACACGTGGTCCACAAATGCCCGCTTTAGTATGTTCTCCCAGATATACCGCTCAAGTGGCATAGTCTGAGCCCTCAGTTTCAGTCTCTTTGTAATCGCCTCATCCACTCCCACTGTAATAGTCAGAGTGCCATCAGCATTCTCCGCAACTGTGCAGAGAGGAGCTTTGACAGCAGTCATTACTGTAGGGAGCGGCGTTTTAGGTTTTGGTTTAGGTGACATACTGTAATGATTACACGATTAGTCCCACTCTGCAACTACTCGTGCTCTCCAATCTCCAAAGGATTCATAGTCATCAAGGGTTAGAGCAGATCGTTGATAATCCACCAGCGGACTATCCCTGACCTCAATGTGAGAACTATCCACTTCATACGTCCATTTATGACCAGCCCAGAAACACATGTTAGCTGCTTGAAACCTATCATCGTGATACCCATACGCGGCACGAGCCCGCATCTTATCCAGATCAATCTCAGCATTAGAGTACTCATCCAGCAGATACTTGGATCGGATGATAGCCTTACGGTTCATCAGATGCCTACGGGATCTGTACCATAGGATCTTCTGACTCTCTCTAGTAGATCTCCAGCCCAGCCTATTAGTCTCCTCTGCCACAGAGTCAATGTACTCCCAGTGCCAAAGATTACCATAGTTCAACCTGAGTAGTTCCTGAGTCACCAGGATGCCGCATCCCGGCCATGACTCCCAGATCAGTTCACACTGATCCTCCTCATCTCCGGCATAGATACGGCCTATTACATTAGCGACACGGGCTATTTCAACCGCGTCGCAGGGGGCGGCGAACTCTGCCACCTGTACGTCACGGTATAGCATTCTCTGCCGCTTAGTAATCGGATCAATATCGGGAATCTTCTTGCCACCTTCCTGAATAAAAAGCGGCTCAGCCACCCCATCCGGCCTGAACACTTCGATGACTCCATTATCTGTCTTATGGTCACCGTCTGCACGTGTCCCCCTTGTCCAACCTGTGATACCCTCCGCAGAGTCAAGGCCCATGATGTACTTACAGTTCTTACGGGGAGGCTCCCACATGAGCAGTAAGCCCCGTGGATCTCTATCAATCTCTTCCCAAGGCTCAGCAGTGTAATCCTCAATCGAGCTATCACCTACATGCAGGGCTCTGGGGAATACGCTCATACTGCCACCTCTACTGCATATGTAAAGGGCTGCTTGACCTCCATCTCCATCTGCTCAATAAGTTCCACAGGCAGTGCCCCCTGAGCCCAATTAGTAAAGGACTGCTCTGGGGTAGCCGGATAGTTGGCGAGGAATGATGATAGCTCACCGTTGCGGGCATGAAGCTCTCTTGTCTTCTCCCACCAGAATAACTGATCCCGGCTGGGATGCAGAGCTTTACCATCACAGAACTCGGGGGATGTGCGCTCAATCAGTTCAGCGTGCTTAACAGTATGGTCATTAGGCATCCAATCATCCGGCGGGTTGCCCCGGTATTTGAGTGTGTTGACATACCACGGGATGAAGATATAAATGTAGTCCTCAAAGCCCCCTCTGCGATGTCGGCACCCTTCACTCACTTCCTGCCAATATCCACCTTTGCCAGCAGAAGTCCCTTCCTGCATATGAAAGGTAGTAATCGCCTTGGGGATGGACGGCACAAATGAATACCGTATCCTCTGTGGATATGACCAAAGCGGTACCTCTGTCAAATGGCTTACATCCTGCTGGGTACCAGTGCCAATTCCCGTCTGCTGATTCTCCGCTTGATAGCTCAGGCGACATTGTAGAGGGGCCTCAAACCCTATTTCCTCATCCTTAACATTGGGATACACAGACGGCTTGAGCCAGAACGGTAGACTCTCTATCGACAAAGTATCTCTCTTATAAAGCTCGCCAGTCCCCTGCGGGCCGTCCTTGAGAGTGGCAGCAAAAGCGCGAGTACCAGGATAAAACAGCATACGGTGAATAGATATGGCACGAGCAGTTGCCGTAAACGCAACCTGACGGGTTTTATGCGCATAGATCAGGATGCCCGAGGTATGCCCATACTTCTTCATCTCCTCAAAGCATGTCTCTTCCCGCTTGCCAGCCTCATGGATGAGCTTAATCTGAGACTCCAGTAACTTGGCTGGCCCATTACCAGACTCAGTACCCACCCCTGGGTCTCGCTCCACCGTGTGGTAGCGTGTCATGTAGTACAGCAGATCTGCCTTACACAGTATACGCTCTGATGAGATATGGTCTAGCTCCTTATCATCAAGGGGGCGCAGTAGCTGATTATTAGGTAGAAGCTCACCCTTAGCGTTATATCTCAGCTTCTCTAACTTCTTAGCAATATCTATTGACGTGTCGCGGGGCAGTCTCTTGTATCTCAGTCCACTCTTAATAGCCGCCGCTAGCCGTCTCTCCACGATCTCTTCTGAGTACATAGTGTAACCATTACATATCCTCCTCATCGTCTGGAACGGTTGATAGACCTTCCATCATCTTTCTGAGAGAGGACTTCTCCTTTATCTCATCTCCGTAAAACACTTCAGTGTCGCCTTTCTTGGGGGATTCAGTTATAAGATAGATCCCCCTTTTGGCACACTCAGCTTCATACAGTTCACGGATTGCAGCTAACTCCTTTGCAATCAGTGAGAAGGGAGCCACTAGCTCCAGTAATTTCTTGAACATAATGGCCCCCTAAGACCCTACTTGCTACCTACCGGATTGAGTGGCTTGAACTTAGGCAGAGGCCACGGCCACGGGATCTGACTTTCTACCCCATCAGTAAAGATGTTGTTGAAGTAGTCGTGATGTCCATCAGTAATAAAGGTGAAGGTTGGCTCAGTTGGCGGGGGATCATGTGGACGACCCGCATTCTCATTGTTCTGAGCACTGTTGAAGGCTTCCGTAAACCTGTCCAGCTTCTGCTGATTCAAGGCACGGGCTGTAGTCTGACGGCTGAAGGTGCTATACACCACACCGTAGTCTGAGGAGTAAGTAGACACAATAAATGGTGTCCACGTTTGATCGTCAATACCAATCAATGCTGGTACGCCTACGTTTGCGTTCTGAATCATTTACCTCTCCTATGGAACTTGAGCCAATTGAGTTGACCCAGTAGAAACTAAAGTACTACCGTTCCTATACAGTACCTGATAATACACCACTCTCCCGCTTATTGCTGGTATATTTACAGCGCAGGAGCTAGAGCAACTAGTACCCGTAATAGTGTCTGTAGTGGCATATGCGAACGGTGTCTGGCCAGCCCCAGCCCAGCAGTCCTCAGCCCTACTAGTGCAGTATCCCACATTCTCCGCATACCAGAACTTAACCACAGCATTAGTGGTAGTGGCCGGGACTGAACCTATCTTTACAGGTATCTGGACATACTGTGTTCTGTTCTGACTATCTAGTGTTGTAGGTGGTGTCTTCACTTTCCAGACATCCATATAGTCAGGGCTGTTGTTGATCCCAAGACCCACAGTAAACAGAGTATACTCACCCAGTGCCGTAGGCTTAGCCACAGGGAATGCGAATGTATCCTTAACCCCCACAAGACCGTAAGTCAAATTACGGCTAATTCTCTGAGAACTAAGTGAGTCAAAACCCATGCCCCACTGCATTAAAGATCCTGAATAGGTGGGCATATTAGTGATACATATATCTATGTTAGCTGGATTGGGAGAATCCCCACCAGAACATCGGAGCGTGGCCAGAGCGGATGGAACATTAAAGAATATGTCCCCAGCTGATGACCCACTTCTGCACTCACCTCCAGCATATGCCACACAGTACTTATAATTGTCCACAGCGTCAGGAGATATGACATTACCTGTGGCGGGGCTACTGATATCACGTAGAGCCGACCCCCCAGTGCTCACCTGTGTGGGGGTATTCTTTCTGTCGAGAGGATATCCAGAAGCAGACACGTATTTATACAGAACCCCACCAGTTCCTGAAATCGCATTTGTAGCCGCAGTCGGATAGTCAGAATACACCTGGATACTACCATCAGTAGGCTGACCCGCAAACGTCATTCGGTCATTAAACCACTGATCGGCTGCTGTGAATACCTGATAGGCGGGGTGCTTTGTAATAAGACTACCGTAACCTGGAGCAGACACTCCATTCCAGGATGCTGTAGAGTCTATGTTTATCCCAGTCGTATTCAGAGAGGATGCCAGAGATCCCCCATTAAAGGGATAAAACCCCTCACCCCCAGGAGTCTCCGTAGTTCTACCCAAAGGCCCTAGGCCGTAGTGTCCCCCACCTGGAAATGATCTATCATAGACAACTGTTGACCCACTGGGATAAGTCAGATAATCCCACCCTGTAATAGACCAATCTCCGTCATTAGTGGATAGAGCCACATTACAAAACATATAGACCAGAGTTCCATTTGGCACTGGATCACCTAAAGCTGGTGTAAACGTCCAGACATTGGACACATTAGACACAAGTGTGAAGGTAGTTCCTATGCCACCAAACCTGAATATATCCCCCGGAGCAATCGCTGGTATTGTGGCTGTTTCCCCCCCAGATGCAAAGCTATGCACAGGACCGTCTACAGTCACTGTAGTAGATCCAGCCATGACACTACCTACTGTGGTTGCCCCAATCCAGGCCGTTCCATCATTATTGGTACCCCCATCCAGATCATGCCAATTGATTAACATCATGTTGGTATTTACTGGAGGAGTAAATGGCTGCTGGAATAACTGGGTATTGTGAATACCGCAGTACTTAGTCTGAGGTTTGATGAATGTGTAGTCGGCGGCTATGATTCTTGGGCACCCACTATCCCCAACTGAACAAGAGGATGGTACAGGCAATCGTCCATCCCCGCTGTAGAATATCCCCTCCCAGCCGAATGAGTTCTGGATTCCCCTCTTACACTCTACAGCTTTGTATACACCCACTCCACCCGTTATTCCAGTACATCCAAATAGAGATGTATCAAAAGTGGAATCAAAATTGTGCATCAGAGTTCCAACAGAGGTTGAATTATACACTACAGGAGAGGTGAGATCTGCATCAGACTGTGCTGTGAAATTACCCTGATAGTGGAATAGATAAGTCACCCCAGCCGTAGAGCCGCCGAAGCAGTCTCCTGTTGACCCTCCCGTGCAGTACAGATTCATGCTGCTATCTATGGTCGGGTTAGCCCAGTGCAGTAATCCAAGATTCCTAACTTCCCCAGTTGATGGAACCAGATAATATAGAGTTCCCCACCCTTGATTCTGCTGCCACAGAACGCACATGTAACCCACGGCACCTGTCATCGAGTCAAGCTGTAATGTGTTATTACAGTGCTGGCTACCCCCACCATCTCCAATAAACATGCCGTAACTACTAGGCCCAGCATGATCAGCCGGGATACTCATAGGAGATAGTAAAGCCCCTGTAAAGGGGTCAGCGATCTGCTGGGTGCGAGTGCCGTCCAGAGTGGGGGTCAACCAAGCGCCTGCCGTCGTCGTGCTCGCCTGCATCGCTTCTGGCACAGTGCTGCCGATTGGGATGTTTGTCGTTGTAAACGTCGTTGTGCCTGTATCACCTCCGCATGTAACTCTGATGTAGTGAGGTGTGAAAGCCTGCAATGCTCTTGAGTATTTGGAGGAGTCAAGGGCGAGGGCGGTAGTCCTAGTTCCGACCACAATAATATGGCTAGTTCCAGAAGTAATGCTCCCACTACGACTATCGCTATTAGCTCCCGTGAATAGAGAAGAATCGACATCATACACAAGAGGCGAATATGAGGGACTTTGAGATACTTCAAAAGTGCAAGAACCAGAGTGAGCATAACCTAACACTGCTTGAGTGTTGCTAGTGGAGATGACTGTAACTGGGAATGTGGCAGCAGACATCACGCCACAGATAAGTGTAACCATTACACATTTCATTGAATAGTGATCCCCCTTCCTAGTGTTGGATTGCCCATAATCCACTTGGCCGTATTGTAAACCACTCCAGCCTCCTGGAAACTGAGTGCTCTGCTCCATGTCCACAACCCTCCATATGCACCTTCAAGAGATGTGGATGCCTGATAGGTATCTAGTCCCAGCAGCAAAGGGTATCCAGAGGTTGTGATGTTCGGGGTAGCTGTAGGGCTACCGCCAGTAGCTGTACGGGACACTCCTGCAATCTCGTCCACCAATGCCCCTCCCACACCCACCCACATATGAGCAGTAGGGTTGGCTCCATTAGCAGTCACAGCACACACAATAAGATACCAGTTGTTAACAGTGGGAGTGAATGAACTAGCGAACTCATAGTGATTGACATAGGCAGCTAGACCCCAACCCAACTTGAGAGGACCACCAGTGCCATTAGCATAGCTGAGGGATATAGCCTCATTACCCCCTGCCCCACTGGGGTTACCTATCTCCCAGATAGGGACTGTCTCAAATCCAGTCCCAGTCCTTTTAAACAGAACAGCAACTGTATAACTCTTATTCCCACTGAACTCTGTTAGATTAAGATTAGTCGGACCACTACCCAGAGTACCCTCTGTCTGATTAACAATACTCTTCAGATAAGGCCCATAGCCTGTGCTGCCCGATAATACAGGACCGTATGCAGCTAGCTGAACTCCACGGGATGCAACCCACCCATACTTAGTGCCCCCATCAGTGTATATAGGTTGCAGGAAATTACCGCCTACCAGATCATTTAGACCACCCTGAGCAGAAGTAGCAGTGCTCCCCCCATAATCAAACATATCCCAGGAGTGGGTTAGTCCATTACGAGGTATAGTTCTAGGGCCATGTGAATCAGATATCATCAACCCAGAACTAACCTGATATCCTGTTGCCCACATACTATACCCAGTACGGTACTGTCCCTGACCATCCCCATTCTGTAAATGGTTACTCAGGGTCAATTCCCATTCCACCACCTCTGGGGATCTCTGCATACTGTGAGGCGTCACATCACTCATAGCCGTAACTTTGACAGTTGGTGGATTACTGGAAACCACTGTGTAGCCCAAACCGGGAGTGAGATTCATGAAAGTAGTGCTAAGACTACCCGCAGCCTCTCCAGATGATATGACAAAGTTGTACGGTCCAGCTATAGAAGGAGCCGCAAAGAATCCATTAGCCCCTGTGCCAAAATATGACTTGAACTCCGGTAGATACTTTATTCCCCATATCCAGTGAGACAACAAGCCAGGTGTCCTATTAGCAAAGGTGGATGTCCAACTTGCCGAAGCTCCTACAGGACATCTCGAATTATATGTCAGTGTAGGGCATGTGTAGTACTGCCATGTGGATATATCCATAACAGATGACCACGGCACGCGCCACAATGATCCCTCCCCGTAAACACCATTGGATAGAGGGTCATTACCTCCCTCAGCCAAACAATACATATAGGTACTGGGATCTGCCCCATCGGGGGGAGTGGGCATAGTTGTGCCAGCCTGAGCATACTCAATAGGTCCACATGAGTATACCCCTCCAGGTAGAGCGTGCCACATCAGGGATGAGTGAGTGCTGTCCAGATAACCAGTATCAGTACAATTGCTACCACTATTGCCATTAGCAGCACCACATGCGGGGGCATCTCCGGTGGCGGACCATTTGGAACTGTTACACACCCCAGGAGATGTGCCAACATTATATAGGGTGTAAGGATTACACCAGTGCTGGCCTGAGTCTGGAGATGTGATAAATGTGCAGTCGTGAACAGATGGACCACCAGCTGGGATGGCACGGCAGACAGGCCAATACAGATCCGTTCCATGAGCAATAGGATTACGAGTCTTCCAGGTACCACCTGTAGCATTACCATCATCCCCTGATGTATTATGTCCAAACCACCCAGCCGGGACATTAGTATCAGCCCCTGTAGTCCCATATCCCTGCATTCCATTAACCAGAGTCATGCGGCTGGCGGCGGGGGTGGACCATGAGAACGTGTCAAACTGGAACAGCATCATATTACCAGCTACTCCAGGGCTGGTAGACCAAGTGAAGTCATTGAGAGTGCAGACTACAGGCAACCCACTAGTGATAGGTAGACTAGACAGGGAGGATGAGGACATCCAAGCGCAATAGGGTGTATCTCCAGTAGGCTGATTACCTGTACAGTGACCATTAGTTCCACCAGCAGGAGAACAGCCTGATGGTGAAGTGACATACCAGTCTAACTGATTACTCAATCCCTGCTGAGTTGGGTATGTATTAGGCCATCCCATCCCTATCGGCAGAGCCTGAGAAAATGCCACTGTAATGATTACACTTAACACCAGAACGCATACTAGCCTAGTAAGCATATTGACACACCGAGTAGCTAATCTGACCAGCCGTTAGATTGGTTGCACTACCATTACCCAGATTAGCCCCACCTGATGTAAACAGGAGCACCACATTATAAGTGCTGGATGTCTGTAATGGGCTGGGTGGAGTGAATGAGAATGGAGTGCTAATGCCCCCACTCATTAGTAGAATGGGGACGCCAGTCATCTCTATATTCTGAGGTGGACCACTTCTACCCATGGAGACATATAAGGCTGTAATTGACCCACTGGTAAAGTTAGTGTCCTGATTGATGTAGCTTGTCACATAGCCAGTCAGAGCGGGCTGAGATGATATAATAGTGATCTCTTGGGTGGTAGCATTAGCTGTCAAACTGGTGTAGGGCACAGTCCCACTGGTGCAGGTAGGGCCACCCCCACCCCCGGAGCAAGACACGCTGTAAGCTGTTCCAGTTGGGGTGACTGTGCAGTTAGTTCCAGCGACCACTCTTGTATTACTAGCTACAGATAATAGATTGGTTCCCCCACTAGTGTTCCAAGTAGCTGTGGAGGCAGTCCAAGTGGCAATAGGTATACTGCCATCAGGAAATGCCGTAATGCTGGATACCACTGTGCAGGAGCCAGAGCAGGACATTGTAAGATTATTCTTACCCGCCGTTAGAGTCCCAGAGGAGTCCACGTAGATATAAACGGTATCACTGCCACTACCCCCTGTAATGGTTACAGTGGGGTTGGTTGTGAAACTATACACAGTCCCAGTAACTCTAAAGTTCATGGGGGTGCTGGCGCTAGCATATGGGAATATGGTCAGAACTGTGCTACTAGTTCTGACAACCACATTAGCCAGAGTCTGAGTGGGATCAGTTGTGCTGCTCCCACCACTCCCACCACTACTAATGGGTACCCAAGTTGAACCGTCTGATCTCAGATCAACCGCTAGTGTACCCCCTCCAGCAGTACAGGCCGTAGTGAGACAGTCTGTAACAGTGAATCGGTATCCGTTATAAGTGGAGACACTAGGCAGTTGTGAGTATGTCCTCTCAGGGAATCGTTTAGCTGCCGTGTGAGAATCGACAATACTGTTATCGGAGGTCTGTCCAGTCGGCTGAGCCCAGCCTGATACAGCCAGTAATATAAGGATAATGATAGTCTTCATTGTTTTACAGCACCTCCCTGTCTAATGTTCCCACCAGAAACCTGACCGCTTATGGAGGGTAGAGCAGCCGGGTTAATAGGTATTGTGATGTTACTAGATGCAGCAGAAGTTACACCATTACTGTCTGTGGCTTTGACTGTAATAGGGCCGTAGATTCCGGCCGCCCCAGCCGTTCCAGTCACATGACAATTACTACCAACTGTTAAGCCTGACCCTGTAAGAGATCCACTAAACAGAGCACAGGTAATAGTGCCCGTGCCTCCAGAAGTGACAATTGTCTGATCGTAGGGATCTCCTGTCACCCCAGCCGTAAGAGCACCACTAGTTGTCACTACAGGAACCACATTAACTATGATAGTGTACGGCTGGGAAGCAGTACTGTAAGTACAAGTAGGTGTAAATGTTCCGGCTGCGCTAAGTGTCCCGGACAGTGCCCCAGTACTAGAGCTAACAGATAACCCAGTTGGTAACCCACTACAAGCAAACGACGAGGCTGAGCAGGAATTAGCCACTAGAGGACCACCAAATCCACTCGTCTGGGTGACCGTATACGGGCCAAGACTAGTTGGAGTTATGTTACACCCAGCAGGAGCTTTAGCCTTTACAGAGAAGTTAGTGGATGTATAGCTATTAGATGGCAGACCTGTAATGGTTACACTCTGAGATCCTGTGACCGGGGATGGGATACTAGTCCAGTTATATGCTGCAAACCACGGAGTATTACTGCTTGTGGTGGTAAAGGTATTAGACCCCGCATCAAATAGAACTCTATCCACAATTTGGGATGGAGCCCACTTAATACGAAGATAATCAGTGGAGGCAGGGGTAGTCCATCCGATCGTATAGCTCCCACCACCATTATTAGTAAAGCTGGTGATTGTGAGATTGTTCAGGGTCTTACCTGGATTGTTAATAAGATAGATATCCTGAGTCTCCTGATAGCCCTGGAAGTCCCTATTATTAGTACCCTGTGATGCCATCAGCTTCTGCATACTGATATTCATCTTGGTACTCCAGTCTGTTGTAGACCCATCCGTATAATTCTTGGAAAAGAAATGGGGGAAGGTAGTCAGAGTGCCCTGTGGAAGAAAGTCAAACTCCTCCATGATTGCCGAGAAGGTACCTGTGCTGACCGCAGCCGTAGACAGAGTGAGGTGGTTGATATCAGCGACAGAGGATACTTTATAATGGACACCGTTGATAACCAACAGGCCGGATAGGGCAGGGGCTGGACCAGTTGTAGTGCTGATATCCCAGTTGGTATTAAACGCTTTAGTGCCCACATTGGTTACGGCAGTGCTACCTGTTGTGGTAGTGACAGAGAACAGATCACTGGCTGTATTACAGTCATTGGCCACATCGAATGCCACCCCAAACCTAAATCCATTGACATCCCACTGGCCAGAGCCGTTATCAACATATGCTTCCTGGAGAGCCCAGCTATCCGAGATACCATAGGCCATATCAGAAGCAGTCCAGTAATCGGACCAGCCAGAACCCATAGTCTGCTGAAAATTAATGATTGACTCAGCCAAGATAGCTGCCTGAAATGCAGAGTTTACTCTGTAGGTTTGGCTGATACCACACCATGTACCAGAGCCCCCCTGCTGACCCCACGGGAACCCTCTCTTGCGATGCACACCCTGATTCTTCCAGGATGACGCATTATTATAGGTTCCAGGGTCACAACCTATAGGATAACCAGAGGCGCAAGCCTGAGCTTTAACCTGTAGATTCCAGACATCCACACCCTGTTGATTCACGTTAGAGTAGCTGGAATCTCCAATGGCCTGTAGAAAAGCTGAGAATCGGCTGACACCAAGTAGCTGAGTACCAATTGAACGGCTATTGTATAGGCCATTATTCCATAAGATGATCTGCCCTGTAGCAGACGGTACAGGAGCATCCACCACTATATGTGATGTATCTGTCACAGACACAACCCCATAGTATGTGCGATTTGGCCAGTCCCCCAGCAGCACAATCTGCCCAATTATTGATGAGTCAAAGGTGGTACAGCATGTCATTGTTAACGTAGTTGTACCGTTGCTATTGACCTGACTTGAACTACTGCCACCATCCTGCACAGAATTAGTTAGCAGAAACCAGTCTTTCTGCTGATCCAGCATGGCATCTTTCTGGAAGTCATCACCACTAATAAAGTAGTAATCAGTCTGACCATACCAATGGCCGTGCTCCTGATCCCTCCAATCATGATTAGCAAATATCTGAGATGCTCCTGAATGCACTCCTAGAGCCTGATTAGCACTAGTGGCTGTGGGGAATCCAAACCCATTAATCTCACCTCCACCGGGCGGGCCATGATCCCTCCAATTAAAACCATCGGAGTGCGGTAGGGCATACATAGATTGGAAGTTGTACCAGTTCTGGGCTTCCAGGTAATGAGCGGCCCATCCCCTCTGGAACCATGTCATCATATAACCCCAGCGGTACTCAGACTCCAGATTCCATGAGAAGTCTAATACACGATTGGGGGCAGGATTAGTGCCGGGTAGATTAGTATCCGAGCCGTTAGTCACCCCACCAGACGACCAGCAGTTACCCCCTGGTATAGTATTGGGGTTGGCACCAGAACAGATACCAGACTCGGCGGTATCCTCATCTGACGCAGATATCAGAGGGTGAGGGAACACCCCAGTAGAATTGATATAAGTGATGGTAGGTCGGGCTAGCAGGAATGCCTGCCAATTCTGGAAGTTGGTATCCACCGAGCTTGGATTGGTCGTGTGGAACTCCACATACATCTTAACTATCTCATTCCAAGCGGGCCACTCCATATAATAAGGAATGCTATTCTGCGGCGGGAATAGACCTATCTGGACAGTTGCCCCACCCGATGAGAACTCACACCCCTTAGGCCAGTTGGCTGTAAGCTGATACACACCGACAGTAACACCCTTGCCGCCACTATCGGCTATGTCACACCAGCCTTTGACAGCTTGGCTAGTGCTCCAGGTGTGCTGATTACTGCCATTCTTGACTATTTTGCTAGTGGTGTCAGTGGTGTATGGGATCACACCTCCACCATTGTTATCCTCAAACTGCTGCACAGTGGACTGAGCCTGATACAGATACACATCATCGGACCCTGACATAGTTCCAGAGGTTGGGGTGCCAGTCTCATTGCCCATTGACCAGTTTAATGTGCCCGAATAGTTGGGCTGGAGGGCCAAGACTATACCCTGATGACCCTTAAAGGCTGTAGCGAAGGTACCGGATGTGCCATAATTAGCGTTCTTGAAGGCTACTGCGGTCAGATTTGGATATACTTTGCCCTTAAAGAAGTACATCCGCATTGTTCCACTGCCATAAGTGTGAGCCGCATTGTCCGTGTAGGTGTAATCGGCCTTCAGAACAGCCATCACAGGACCATTCTGCTCAATTGTCACAGTAGAACTACCATCATTAGCACTACTGTATACCGTAGTACATGCAGTGCCTCCGCTAGTGGGACTACAAGTTACATTACCTGGATAAGAGGCAGTTGGGCTAGGGCCATATACGATAACCCCCCTTGTCTGGGAGCTAGATGTAACCATTACACTTGTCCCACCAACACTGACCGTATCAAATACGTTAAAATTGGCCTTCTTGATAGAAAATACAGCCGCCCCAGTATCCACTGATATGGTCGTGCCCAGATCTGAGGCTAGATTTGACCCCCCAAAGTTGCCAGATCCACTATCATTAAGCGATATAGCGGCAGTACTGCCCGCAGTAAGAGATGGGATAATGGCACATGTCTGAACCCATTTAATATGACCAGATGGCCAAGTGCCTAGACTACGAAATTGACCAGCCGTAGCCCCAGACAGACCTAAAACAGAGGTGCTGGAAATGGCCGCACTGTCAGCTATTGGTATACCCTGACAGACAGGCTCATTAGTCCTATTACCGCCAGCATATCCACCTGTGTATATGCTCTCCTGGACTGTGATAGGCACATTCAGACCAACATTTGTGATCTGACCCTCCCACATTTCAGCATTAGTGGTGGATTGATTCTTAATCCAAAGGATCAACTTATTCTGATTGGCATCATACCCAAGTACACCCTCAGAGGTAGCTATACTGAACCCACTCTGAGCTAGAGCAGTCCAACTGTCAGCGGTAGTATTGTAGGCCCAGATCTGCATAGCCCCCGTATTACGGGACTGCTGGTAATACAAAGTGCCAGATGGCCCATTAGTGAGCCCGCCAAGATCAGCAATTGCACCATTATATATAGGAGGGGGAGAGCAGGTACCACCGCACTTAGTAGTCCAAGTCTTAGTCTCAGCATTATAGGCATCAGTCCTGTTGCTGACTAGGCTACCCCCAGTCTGACCACCATACATAATGATGTTCTTAGTCAGAGGATCATATTGAGTATTGACATAGGAGGTTACATCATGACCACTGACAGATGGATAAGATCCACTGAATGTTACTTGTATCCATTCATTAGCGGTAGTGGCACACGCAGCCGGATTGTGTTTTGTTG